AGAGAGATTACTGAGAATGAAAAAAATGCAATTATCGTGGCCTCCTATGGAACTTTCTCTACTGGTATCAATATTCGTAATCTTCATAATATCATTTTCGCTTCTCCCTCCAAGTCGCGTATACGAAATCTCCAATCTATCGGAAGAGTGCTCAGAAAAGGAACAAATAAAGTAAAAGCAACTTTATATGATATCGCAGATGACACTACTTACAAGACAAGACGCAATTACACACTCAATCATCTCATAGAAAGATTAAAGATCTATAACTATGAGAAATTTAATTATGATCTCATCAACATCTCATTTAAGTAATATGGGTGACGAATTTTACAGCATTCTCAAACTAGTATCAGGAGAAGAGGTATTCGCCCTCGTCTGTGTAGACGAGAGTGATGATGAGCCCATTTTGATTTTACATAATCCTATTAAAATGAAAACATTGAGTCAAATGAATCATTTAAACTATATTAAGGTAACTCCTTGGATGGAACATAGTGATGAAGATATGTTTGTTTTAAAAATGGATAAAGTAATTACAATGATTGAGTGTCATGATCAAAAACTTATTAAAATTTACAAACAATATATTGAAGAAAAAGATGAAGAAGAAGATGCTGTTATAGAATCAAGATCTAAAAAAGGTAAAATTAAATTATCGGGCGACCCCAAATTAGGTTATATATCAAGTGTAGAAAAGAAAAGAGAATCTCTTGAAGAACTTTTTAAATCTGATTCAAAAGAGTCTTAATTACCCTTCAAACCTCACAAAGGTTATTGTACATGTATTTGAAGGTCTTGTCAAGTAAGCACTTAGAAACTTAACATTTCGTTAAACTTGTCATTCAAAATAAATATGCTATAATATAATATAGTTACGACAATTAAGATGTCATGCCTAGAAAGAAGTCTGAGCATTATGTAAATAACAAAGAACTCTTAGAGGCACTTATTGTCTATCGAGAGAAGGTTGCTATTGCAAAAGAGAAAGACCTACCAAAACCTAGAATTACTAATTATCTTGGATCTTGCTTTCTTAAAATTGCAACACATCTGTCATACAAACCAAACTTCGTTAACTATATGTTTCGTGATGATATGATATCTGATGGTATTGAGAATTGCGTACAATACATTCATAATTTCGATCCAGAGAAGTCTCGTAATCCTTTTGCATACTTTACACAGATAATCCATTATGCCTTTCTCAGACGCATACAGAAGGAGAAGAAGCAATTAGATATAAAGAATAAAATCATTGAGAAGACTGGATTTGAAGAAGTAATGAATGTTGAGCCAGGAGCATTGACAGGAGCAATGTCTGAGTATAATACAATTAAAGACAATATTGCACAGAAGAAAAACAGATGATTTTACCCGGATCCACAGTTAAAGTAACTGATCAAAACTCAATATACCGAGGATATGTCGGATGTGTTCAGAGAATACAAGGTCGAAAGGCTGCCGTTCTGATGGATAGTCATACTCCTTGGGATAAGATGATTACATTTAGACTTTCTGAACTTGATGAAGTGACAGAAGGTTTTCAATATTATCCAAAGAAAAAATGAAATTAGGATTAGTGGGAATTATTTTTATTGTTTTTTTACATTTAATAGGTATATCTGTATCTGAATTTCATAAAAATTCAAATCAAAGTGAGATTTTATGGAGGGATGAATGAGAGTTGCTATTATAACAGATACTCATTACGGTGCTCGTAAGGGATCAAAACTTCTACATGATTATTTTGAACTATTTTATAAGAATGTATTCTTCCCATCATTGGAAGCAGAGGGAATTGATACTATTATCCATATGGGTGATGTATTTGATAGTCGAAAGTCAATTGATTACTATAGTTTAGAGTGGGCCAAAAGAGTTGTATTTGAACCAATGAAGAAGTATAAGGTTCATGCAATCACTGGAAACCATGATTGTTACTATAAAAATACAAATGAAATAAATTCACCTGAGTTATTATTAACTGATTATGATAATATAACAACATATTCAAAAGCAACTGATATTAATATTGATGGATTAGATATTCTTCTTTTACCTTGGATAAGCGTTGATAATCATGATGAAAGTCTTGAAGCAATTAAAAATTCTAAATCTAAGATTGCAATGGGACATCTTGAGTTAAATGGATTTAAGGCAACTCGTGGTCATATGATGGAAGATGGTATGGATGTTAAGGTCTTTGATAAGTTTGACGATGTATTCTCAGGACACTTTCATACCCGTTCGAGTGATGGTAAAATTCATTATCTAGGTAATCCATATGAGATGTTTTGGAATGATGTAAATGATCCAAGAGGATTTCATCTTTTTGATACAGATACTCAGGAAAAAGTTGCAATTAATAATCCTTATAAATTGTTTTATAATGTATATTATGAAGATACTAATCATAAGTTGTTTAACACAACCGAATATCAAAATAAAATTGTAAAAGTTATTGTTCGTAAGAAATCAAATCCAAAAGAATTCCAAAAATTTATTGATAAGTTATATCGTTCAGGAGTTCATGATTTAAAAATTGTTGAAAACTTTGCGATTATTGAAAATCAAGACTTTGATATTGAGGAAGATGAAAATACAATTTCAATATTGAATCGTTACATTGATGAAGCAGAGATTGAGTTTGATAAAGGAATTGTAAAAAACATTTTTCGTGATCTGTACAGACAAGCCTGCGAGGTAGAATAATGTTCCTTCTTTCACTCCGACACCGTAAAGACGATGGTGCTTTTGCAGTTCAAGACTCCAATGGTGATAAAGTTCTTTTTTTATTTGAAGAAGAGGATGATGCTGAAAGGTATAAATTAATGCTACAGGATGAAGAAATTGATACAGATCGCAAAATGGAAATCATCGAAGTTGATGATGACCTTGCCATAAAGACCTGTAGCATGTATAATTATAAGTATGCTGTCATCACACCCGATGATCTTGTGATTCCAACTAATAATGATAAAGTTCAAGAAAATTAAATGGAAGAACTTTCTGTCAACAGGAGACCACTGGACAGAGATTGACTTCCTTGAAAAGAATACAAATTTAATAATTGGCCACAATGGTTCAGGTAAGAGCACCCTACTGGATGCACTTACCTTTGTTTTGTTTAATAAACCATTCCGGAAGATTAATAAAACTCAGTTGATCAACACAGTAAATGAAAAAGATTGTGAAGTTGAATTAGAGTTTGATGTGAATGCAAGAGAGTATATAGTTCGTAGAGGAATGAAACCAACTGTATTTGATATTGAAGTCAATGGTTCTCCTTTACATCGACAGGCTGATGATCGATCAAATCAAAAGATATTAGAAGAGAATATACTTAAAGTTAATTACAAATCATTTACACAGATAGTGATACTTGGAAGTAGCACCTTTGTGCCTTTCATGCAACTATCAAGTTCAGTTCGTCGTGATGTAATTGAAGATCTACTTGATATTCGTATCTTCTCATTTATGAATAACTTACTGAAAGATAAGTTGAGAATACAAAAAGAACAAGTTCGATCTCTTAACTTAAAAAGAGAGAACTTAGAAGATAAAATTACAATGCAAGATAAGTTTCTCAAAGAAATAGAGAATCGCGGTAAAGAAGATGTGCGTAGTCGAAAACAAAAGATTAATGATTTAATTCGAGAAACTGATGAATATGTGATTACAAACGAAGAGTTAGAACTTGAGGTCACTGGTCTTAATGAGGATCAGGAAAAGTTTGTAGGTGCTGACAAAAAACTGTCCAAACTGAACAACTTTAAAGGACAGATATCGAATAAGGTATCTAACATTACGAAAGAGCATAAGTTCTTTAAGGAGAATACGGTTTGTCCTACCTGCACTCAACATATAGAAGAGGACTTTCGTTTAAATAAGATTGAAGATGCTCAATCTGAGGCTAAGAAACTTAAAAAAGGTTTTGAAGACTTAGAGAAAACTATCGAACAAGAGAAAGAAAGAGAGCGTCAGTTTGTCAAACTAACAAAGGAGATTACTAAACTCAATAATGTCATTTCTAAAAACAATACTCACATCTCTATCAACCAGAAACAAATTAGAGAACTTGAATCAGAAATTCAAACTATTACCGAGCAGTTTAAAAACAGAAATACTGAACATGAAAAGTTAGAAGAGTTTAAGACTAGTCTCAAAACAACTGACGATAAACTTTCTGAAAGAAATCAGGATATAGTTCATCATGATTTTGCCTATTCTCTTTTGAAGGATGACGGTGTTAAGACTAAGATAATTAGAAAATATCTACCACTTATTAATCAGCAGGTTAATCGTTACTTGCAGATGATGGATTTCTATATCAACTTTAAGTTAGATGAGGAGTTCAATGAAACAGTAGAGTCACCAATACATGAAGACTTTTCATATTCATCTTTTAGCGAAGGTGAAAAAATGAGAATTGACTTAGCCTTATTGTTTACATGGAGAGAGGTAGCAAGAGTTAAGAACTCTGTCAATACAAATCTGTTAATTATGGATGAAGTATTTGATAGTTCTCTTGATGGATTTGGTGTTGATGAATTTATGAAGATTATTCGTTTTATTATTAAGGATGCTAATATATTCGTTATATCACATAAATCAGACTTACATGATAAGTTTGATAATCTTATGAAGTTTGATAAAGTTCGTGGATTTAGTCGAAGGATTGTATGAAGATTTTAGTTACTGGACATCTCGGTTTTATTGGTAGTCATGTATATGAATACTTTACAAGTCAAGGACATCAAGTTGATGGTTATGATATTCCATATGATCTAGGTGATTTTAAAACAGACAAGAAGTATGATTTGGTGGTACACCTTGCAGCGAATGCTGCAATTCGTGAGGCCATTGAAAACCCCGATGCATTCTGGGAAAATAATGTCACTAAATCAATTCCAATATTTGAGTATTGTCGAAAAAATAATGTAAGATGTTTGTATGCTAGTTCCGCATCTGTATATGAATGGTGGATTAATGCATATGGTATCACAAAAAAAGTAAATGAGATTCAAGCACCACCAAATAGTGTGGGTATGAGATTCTTTAATGTATATGCAGAGAAAGTGAGCCGGTCTGATATGCTATATCGTATGCTTGAGGAAAAAACTGCAACATACCTAACAAGACATAAGAGGGATTGGATACATGTGAATGATATTGTGTCAGCAATTGCACTTCTTGCAGAAAGTGACTATACTGGTGTTTTAGATGTAGGAACTGCAAATCCTGTCGCTGTTATTGACTTAGCAACTAAAATGGGTATGGGACATTTACCAATTAAGGAAGAAACACCGGGTGAAAGAGACATTACATGTGCGGATATCACAGAATTACAAAAACTTGGATGGTCTCCTACAATAAATATTTTGGATACTGTTAAGTAATGTAACATGCTCTCAACTCAATATCGTCTTCGCTTGGACAGAATATGTCAGGCTATAGTGGAAGGAAGAGAGGTTCCTCTTAGAGAAATGATATGGGCAAATAAACTAGCAAAAGCGAATACCACTGCAGCAACATGGATGAGACAGGCACGACAGAAGGCATCGAACCCTGATATGAAGGCAGGAGGAACCGATGATTTTCTGAATAGGATGGGTTTAGGAGACCCCGATCCATCCAATCATTCAGAGGGGTTTGG